ATGTTCAACCGCACCTATAACGCGGTCGTCGGTGTTGTCGAGAACCTTGTAAATACCGTGATCAACGGTGTGAATAAGATGCGCAGCGCAGTCGGGATGGATCTGCTTGAGACCGTCAAGTTCGATCGGAAACAAGTCGATACGAAGTTCTTCGAGACCTACGGCCAGAACATTGCACAGTCTATCGATGACGGCTTCCAGCAGCAAGGCGGGTTCATGGAGAAATGGGTCGATGGTGTCTTCACCCGTGCGCAAGCAATCGGCAAGCAACGCGCCGCAGCGCTGGGCAATCAGACCGGCGTGGATCTGAACCAAGCGATGGGCACCTTCAAGGCGCCTGGTGCGGATGAAAAGGAACTGGAGAAGCAGCGCAAGGAGCTCGAGAAGCTCAAGAATGAACTGCGCAGCCTGTTGAACACGATCGCTCCGGTCGAAGGCGCGAAGCTGGAGATGGCAAAGGCCGAGGAGACGCTCAACAAGGCGGTCGCCAAGGGCCTGATAACCACACAGGATCAGGCGCGTTACCTCGAGCTCCTCAAGTTCCACTATCAGGACATCATCGATCCGCTTGGCCGAGTGAATCGCGAGTTGGACCAGCAGGCTCAGCTCTTGGGTATGACTGCGGATGCGAGGCAGGTCGAAGGTGAAGTTCTGCGCATTACAAAGGACTTGTTGAAAGAAGGTGTCGAGCTTAACGAAGCGGAAACTAAGGCGCTCCGTGAGAAGCTGATCGCTATGCAGGAACTGGATAAGCTGGTGCAGGCTCAAGACAACTTGCTCGCCAACAGCGTGGGCAAGCGAAAGGAATTCGCTACCCAGCTCCAAGCGATTCAGAAGCTGCTCGCTACGCCCGGCACTGGTTTCACACAGTCGGACGCCAATGTAGCGCTCGTCAATGTTGCGCCGGACTTGTTTGCAGGAACACAGAAATCTATCCAAGCCCAGCTGAAAGCATACCAAGACTTATTCGCACAGATCGAGGTTATGCGCCAAGCTGACCTAATCAGCGAACAGACTGCCAACCAGATGAAGGCGCAGCAGTCTGAAGCAATGGCCCAGAAGCTCATGCAAGCGCAGATCCAGGCGGCGCAGATCCGTCTTCAACTTGGCTCTGGCGACTGGGCGGATGCTGCTGTGGTCAGCCTAGGTAAGGTCACCGAGGGCTTCACTACCTTCAGCGCAGGTGCCACAAACGCGATGGGCAGCTTCTTCACGTCTTTCACTGACGGTTTTGCCAACAGTGTTGGGCGGGCGATTGTGTATTCGGAAGACCTGAATCAGGCGCTCAACAATGTAGCGAAGGAAGCGCTCGCAGGTCTTATCTCCGCGCTGGTGAAGCTTGGGATCCAGTGGGTCGTGAATGCTGCGCTAGGCCGATCCCTGGGCGCTGCGGCTATGGCTGCACAGGTAGGGATGAGTACTGCTGCTGCCGCTGCTACAGCGGCAGCGTGGGCCCCTGCTGCCGCTATGACATCCCTTGCAAGCTTTGGTGCCAACAGTGCGCCCGCTATGGCCGGCCTAACGGCGACAACAGCGCTGAGCGAAAGTCTTGCGCTAGCCAGCATGGCGGGCTTCCAGAGTGGCGGTTACACAGGCGAGATGGGCGTCAATCAGGTTGCTGGTATAGTGCATGGTAAGGAGTTTGTCATGAACGCCGAAGCTACTGCACGCAATAGGCCGGCCCTTGAAGCAATGAACAAAGGTGCAACGATAGGCGGAGGCGCTCAGGTCAGCGTGTTTATTGAGAATTACGGCACGTCCAAGGACTTTGAAGTTCAGCAGCTTAGCGAAACCGACATTCGCATCATTGCAAGGGACGAAGCTCGTAGCACTGTTCGCACGGAAGCGCCCAGTGTGATTTCTGCTGAGATTGGAAATCCGAATTCTTCGGTATCCAAGTCTTTGGCCCGTAACACTCAGACACAAAGAAGGCGGGCATAATGAGTCTCACTAAATTCATCATTCGGCCAGACAATTCTTCCTATAGTGCAACGGACGGCAAAGAAGTTGTCTCTGTTGCCCTAGATGGAGGGTCAAGCCGTTATCGTCGTGACATTCTTGGAGCAAGCTCTATTGTCAATGTGCAATGGGTATGCGATCGAGAGGAATTTCATTACATTAGGGCGTTCTTCCGTTCCTTAACTGGTAAAGGGGCTCTTCCTTTTGCAATCGATCTAATTCTGGACAATTCGTTACCTGTAGAACACAAGGCCTATTTTATTCCAGGCTCCATGGTACTCACCGGCCAGAGGGGGTTGAGCTATTATGTATCCGCTCAACTTGAAGTCGAGCCTGTAGATATCGACGAGGATATGGAAATTGACTATGTCATCATGTTCAACGAATTCGGAGACGAGGCTTCTATGCTGCGAGGTGAAGATCTGCTGAATGAGCTTGTCAATGTATTGTGGCCAGGGGCGGTGATAGTTCCATGACAACATACGCTGAATTCTTTCTCAATTCGAGGTCCAGTGTTGTTCAATTAGAGACACTGGAGATTTCTCATCCGAATTTCACGAAAGTATATAGGATCGTTCGTAACGCTGTCAAAGGAATTACAGCAACCCTCGAGACGGGTAGTATTGTGAGTTTTGATTATTACCCACTTCGAATTGAGAACAATGGATCCAGGGATGACTTAGACCAGTCTTTGACGATTACACTCGGTGACCTGGGCGAAGTTCTACCTTTGGAACTGGATAGCGTGGCGTCGGCACAAGGTTACAACGAGAAGCCCGTGGTCACCTATAGAACATATCGCTCCGACGACCTCACTCAGCCTTTATTTGGGCCTGTTATTCTAGAGGTGGAGAGCTTTGCTTTCAACAGGGAAGGGTCGACCTTCACTGCGAAAGCTCCGTCTCTGAATATCAATAAAACGGGTGAGCTGTATAAACTGGAACGGTTTCCTATGCTTAGAGGATTCCTATGAGCATCGATTCGTTCTTCCATAAGCGCTACGATCGCGATATGTATAATTGCGCCCATTTCGTCTGTGACGTATGGGAGCACGAGACAGGGCAGCGAATTGACCACAATCTGGAATCCTTTTTGCGACCTGCTAGACAAAGGCGCGCGAGCCTGAGCCTGCGCAATCTGTTCCAGAAGATAAATGAACCTGTGACACCTTGCATCGTACTGATGCAGCGAAGAAAAAGCCCGCCCCATGTGGGCATCTATCTAAGAGGCCGTGTGTTGCATATTCACGAAATGGGCGTCGAATTTCAGCCTGTGGATGTAGCGGCGCGAGGTTTTGAAAAAGTGGGATTCTACAGATGAAAAATATCATCCTTGCTCTGAACCCTCTGGAGCCAGTCTCTTGGACATCCCATGATGTGCAAGATGTACGAGAGTTCCTTATGGAGCAATTTTCAGAATGGCCTGCCACGGCGCGTATATATCACGAACAGGTGAGTTCGGCGCACGATATAACCCCGTCTTGCGAAGCAGACATAGATAGACTCGGGGAGTTGGAGGGTCAGTTCTACGTGATTGTGTATCCAGGAGAGCCGATAACAATCATATACGCGATCGTCGCGATCATTGTTGTCGCTGCTGTGGTCATGGCTGCACAGGCCAACGTGCCAACGCCTTCAATGCGAAATACGCAGAATCAATCTGCGAATAACGAGCTGTCCGAGCGCTCCAACAAGCCCCGTCCTCTTGCTCGGATTCCGGACATCTTTGGGACTGTGCGTTCGACACCTGATTTGCTGGCGGTGCCCTACAAGATCTTCCAGGATCATGAAGAGGTGGAATACGCTTACATGTGCATCGGCCGCGGAGCTTACGATGTAAGTGACGTGAGGGACGATACGACGTTGGCGGTAGATATCGCAGGAACGTCCGTGGAGGTATATGCACCGAACACATCTCCAAATTCCGGGCATGACCCGCAATTACGAGTCGGGCAGGCAATCAACACTCCACTTCTTGACGTAGTGCGTTCGAATGCAGTTAATGGGCAGGTATTGCGCGCGCCGAATGACCAGAACTTGCGAGGCAATTCTAACATTCGTTTTTCTGCGCCAAATGAGATTCAGTTGAACCCGACTTCAGGTCTGGATTTCACTGACAAATTTGCAGCAGGAGACAATCTAACACTGGCCCGGGCTATTGAATATGACAGTTACGCAAACGAAACCCGGACGATCGTTGCATACAGCGCGGGTTATTTTCGTTTCGAAATTCCATCTTCAACGCTTCCGCCGCTTTATCAAGCTGGCAAAGAATGCGTTTTAACCGGCGCTTTGTTTTCTGGCACTGATTCTGACGGCTTTTGGTCGTATTCTTATGACCTCTCCGGCATTTATGAAATTGCTTCGGTTGCGCTTGAATCTGAAGTTATTACACCGGAATTCGGTTCCCCTTATACGCAATACTATTGTCGAGTCAATCTTGTCTCGCCATCTTCTGTCAATCCGAAATGGGCTGAAGCAAACGGGACAACTTCAACAAGCGCAGGCATCAGGCTTCCGGATGGGTCCGAACTTTACAATCTGAACGGGACATATTCTGTTCTTGCTGTATCAGATACAACGATAACACTCTCCGACCCATCCTCTGTCAATTCTGAATGGTCTGCGGTAACTGTCACCAATTATGTGAGTCCAATCCTTTCTACAACTGGCTCGAAATGGGTGGGCCCGTTTGTTCTGGATAAGAAAGACACAACACAAGTTTTTTGTAACTTCGTCGCTCTCAATGGTCTGTATAAAGACGACGGCAAGAACCAGGCTCGAATGGATGTCACCATTGAACTCGAAGTGACGCCCATCAATGCGGACGGAAGCATTAGAGGTGCTGCGCAGACCTTCCAAGCTACTGTAGAGGGTTCCGCTACCTTTAGAAGCACGAGGGCCGTGACCCTTAAGGCTACTCCAGTGCTGTCTGGTAGGCTGAGCATTCGTGCGCGACGTGTGACTCCTTCTGACCTTGCGTTCGAAGGGTCTGTCGTCGATGAGATTAAATGGCGCGATGTGTATGCGGTGGCGACAGTGCTGCCCACCCACTTCGGCAACGTGACGACCGTGCAGAGTGTTACATACGCGACGGCGGGCGCACTAGCACTGAAAGAGCGCAAGCTCAATATGCTGGTAACGAGAAAGATCCCTGCTCGTATAAGCGGCAGCACCTTCTCGACAGAGCTATACGCTACCAATCGGGCTGACCACATTCTTTCCGCGGTGTGCCTGGATCCTCACATAGGCAACAGGCCAGCAAGCGAAATCGACTTTGATGCAATCTATACAACAATGGCAGAGGTCCGCTCGTATTTTGGGCATGACGTAGCGGGAGAATTCAGCTACACGTTCGACAGCGATAACCTATCTTTTGAAGAGACTGCACAGGCCATCGCGAACGCTGTGTTCTGTATTGCTTATCGTCGAGGAAATATCATCAAGCTCAATTTCGAGCGGGAGACTCAAGACAGCACACTTCTTTTTAACCATAGGAACAAACTTCCAGGCAGTGAAACGAGGACGATTCGCTTCGGGAACCAGAATAATTTTGACGGAGTGTCTTTCCAGTATGCCGATCCTACAGATGACGCACTGGTGACGTATTACATTCCGGAAGACAGGTCCGCAATCAACCCTCGCGAAATAGAGAGCTTAGGGGTTCGTTCAAGACTTCAGGCGTATTTCCACGCATGGAGGGCATGGAATAAGATTCGTTATCAAAACGTAATCATAGAGTTCCAAGCTACCCAGGAAGCGGATCTTCTTGTTAATCAAGACCGCATTCTCGTGGCCGACAACACCCGCACACAGACCCAGGACGGAGAAGTAATTCTGCAGAATGCACTTCAGCTGACCATGTCTCAACCTGTGGTCATGCAAAGCGGCGTCAGCTATACGATATTCCTTCAATTGCCAGACGGCACTGTCGAAAGCATACCGGCTACAGCAGGAACTACTGATCGAAATGTGGTGCTAAGCAGAGCCCCTAGATTACCTCTGGCTATTGAGGATGGACTTTATGCGAGAACTACGTTTATACTTGTCGGGGACGATGATCCGCGAGAGAATGCCTTCTTGGTTGCAGAGAAAGTGCCTCAGAGTAATTTCACATCCACTGTCAGAGCTGTGAATTATGATGAGCGTTATTATAGCTCGGATGAAGATTTTATCAACGGCGTCGTAAATTCTAACGGCGAATACTTGTAAGGAGAATTCCATGTCACAACTTCCAATGGAACAAGCCATTCAGCGCTTCAAAGAGAATGAGGAACGGGTAGATAAATTCACCAATGAACTAGGCACCTATCAGGCAAGCGGAGGAAGCCTTGTCAAGACCATCCGTCAATTCATAGCGGACATGATTTCACGCTACCTGGCATTCAACGTGAAAGGTGGCTGGGTGACCGGCACCGCCTACGCTGTGCAAGATATTGTGACCCAAAGTGGAACCGAATATATGTGTCTGGTGGCGCATACTTCCGGGACGTTTGCGACCGATCTTGCAGCTAAGAAATGGGCAGTATTTCAAGGGGTCACACAGGCGGGAGCAGAGACACTGGAAAACAAGTCGTTCAAAGGGCAAGTCTTGTTTGCCACGAACGGAAGTCGGATTGGAATCACCGGCGCTTCTACGCCAAACACGCCGACGGCGCTGGTGGATATTGACAACGATATCACCACTTGTGCCCTCCGTGTGACCTCCACCTGGACCGGATCTACTGCCTCTCCATACGTTAATAATGATGACAGTTTGTGGGAGACCTTTAATCGTGTTCTGTCCAATAGCACGAATTATAGCTGGTCCATCTCCGCGCCGAATGCTTACAACGACATTCCGGTAGGTGTCCGGGATGGAGGCGAGCGTATAGGTGTGTATGGATGGGCAACTAGCGTCAGCATTGCGGGCAGCTTTGAACATCGAGGGACGCTGGCGTCGCAGATAGGTGTTCGGGGGCGTGCTGGGTATCAGGGCGGAACGGTGTATGCCACAGCAGTGATCGAGAGCGCGATTGGGGTCAAGGGGGAAATCTACGGCGAAGTCGCCGGGCCTGTTGTTCAGACTTCTTACGCGGGCCACTTTACTTGCGTTGATCCACTTTCTACAGTTCAGAACAATTATGCGATATATGCAGCGGCGCGAGGTGGTACGCTAAAGAATTATTCGTTCTATGGAGACCTTGGCAGGCTTTACAACACTGACAAAGCCATTTTCGGCGGTACTGTTTCCGGCCCTGACGATTCCCAATTTAATTCGAATGTTTCGGTTCGCGGTATTAACGGTCTTGAATTCGGCAACCCCGACCCGACCGGCTACGGTTCCGCTGTTGGTGCAACGGCGTCTTCAGGTTATCCGTTTGTAGCGTTCAACGCTGAAGCAGACGCAACAGGGAACACTTTCCGCACACGTGGCAAAAAGGGAACGGTGTTAATGGCCGACCTTGCTGGAAATATGTTGTTTGGAAGGATCACGAACGCGAATGCTGCAGGTCAGAATTTCACGGAAGATGTCCGGCTGACGTCGGACGGCAAAATGCAATTTGACAAAACGATACTACTGAGAAGCAAGACTCCTGGATCTGCGGCTGCCGCCGGAATCCAAGGAGAATTCGCATGGGATGAAAATTACCTTTATGTCTGCGTCTCCACGAACAGTTGGAGACGGGTAGCGTTGGCAAGTTGGTAATCAAAAGGAGCGTTCATGCCCAGCATCTTTGATATTGCGCTAGAAAAGCGTTTCACAGATTCCCCGGAGATCGCCACAATTAATGTGACGTCTGCGGATACCTTACTTATTCGTGATTCCTCTAGTGGGGCAGTAATGCGTCTTCCGTTCTCGACGCTTTCTGATGCAATATCATCGGCATTTTCTTCGTCTTTCGCATCATTAGACGGGAGCGGGAAGGTTCCCGCTTCCCAGCTTCCGTCTTATGTTGATGATGCGCTTGAATACGCTGACATCGGAGCATTCCCCTCAACTGGTGAAAGTGGTAAGATCTACATCTCTATAGCTACAGGCTTCTGCTATCGTTGGACGGGTTCAATCTATGTTGAGATCTCGTCTTCGCCAGGATCTACAGATGCCGTTGCAGAAGGGACGATCAACAAATACTTCACAGATGCAAGAGCTCGCGCAGCAGTGAGCGCCTCCGGGTCGCTATCTTATAACCCGACAACTGGTGTCTTTAGCTTTACGGATGCGGTGACATCAGTAGCGGGCAAGACTGGTGCAGTCACTCTGGCAAAGGCCGATATTTCTGGCTTAGGAACAGCCTCCGAAAAGGATTACACGGAGGGCACATGGACGCCCGCCTGGAACGGAGGCACGCTGACTGTTAATCGAGCAGTCTTTACAGAGATGGGCCGGATTGTTGTATGCCAGATAGACGTCCTATTGGGCACGTCTGCCTCGTCCTCAGAATGCCAAGTCAGTTTGCCTCGAACGCCTTCCGCTGGTTTCCATGTTGGCGTGATGAACTATACGGATCATTCAACAACCATCCAGCCCAACATAGATTTCGGATTTGGAGCTAACGTAGTCTTCCGCTCCAATATCACTGCAGGGAACCTCCAATGCTCCGAACTATCTGAAAAGAGACTTATCTTTACAACAATCTACACAAAATGATCGCTCAGAGCTCTCGTATATAAGGTCTCGATTCTTTTTGGGTAGAAGTTCGTAACACATACGAATGAATTTCTCTCGTGTCGCTCCGTCGGTGACCACAAGCGACACGTCGATCGTGCATCGCGCCACCTCCGTGAATCCAGACGCGCCAGCCTTACCATAACCAGGCAGCACCGGACCCGCTGTTGTCACTCTCTTTGTTCTGTCACCATGTACCCACTCGCGCGCGACAGCAGCGTCGTTCCGCATGTCCTCGCGAGCTTGGGCTGGCCTACCGTTATCGGGCAAGCCCTGCACAATCGACACAGCGGGCACGCTGTAGGCACGCGCGTTCGCTTCTAGGTGTGCATATACCTGTTCGCGTAGCGTCGGCCCTGCGCAGCCTGTAAGCAGGGCACTAGCGACGAACAAGCTGACCGTTCTTGCAGTTTTCATGATAGCTCCTTTGATAGTCGGGCCAGTGGCCCTTGAAGACCATGTCACAATAGACCTCTTCCTGAAGTTCAGCGTCTTTGGCATCCATCGTGCCTACGATACCGAACAACAGAAGGAACGCGAGGATTCCTGTGACGGTGAGTGCGAATTGCTTGCGGGGCATGTTTTTCTCCTTGTTGATGCACAAATTGGGCCGCGTGCGGGCGGCTGGGGCCGCGTGCGGGGCGGCTGGGGCCGCGTGCGGGGCGGCTGGGGCCGCGATCGATCGGTGGCCCGTATGGTTGCATTGGCCACAACACTGCGCAGCGTAGCGCGGCCTAAATGCGCCGCTGTAGCCGCCAGTCTGCGGGTTGAAGTATTCAGCAATGCCAGACACTTCTTCCAGGAGAATGTCGTCCGCCGCAATCAGCAGCATCTCGAGATTCATTGGATGGGCGTCTTGCGCTGCGCACAAGTGCATGAACAGGATGTGATCACCTTTCGGTGACTTCTGCCCTCGCTGCTGTTGAAGCTCGAGGAATCGCAGAGTGATTCTTTCGATGTGGGACTCGTTGTCCATGTCTTGCTCCAGGTTGAACACGAATGCAGCATAACACATCCGGAGCAAGATGCAAACGAAAAAGGGCTTGCCGGCAAATACCGACAAGCCTTTATCTTAACACCTTTTGCGATTGCGCAATAGGATTAACTAACTGCAACACTGTAGCCGATGGCTTGAAGGATCTTCTCGCACTCTGCCTCATACCATTCAAAATCGACGTCTTCGGGGAATTCCTTGGGAAGATCCATCAACGGCTTAGCGCCTTCCGACCGTGGCACCTTGTTCCCATTGGTTGCATAGACGATCTCACCTTCGACACCTCTGGCGTAATACCAGCGGATCGATTTGCCAAGGAATTCCGTCAGGCCAGGCTTGGACAGTCGATCCCAGGCCCTCTTGTACGCCCGATCGACGTTCATTGCATAGCGCCCATGCTTGTCGTCAACCTCTGTCCAACTACCGTTCGAGAACGGTACAAACCCAGCCATCCGCAGAAGTTCCTCCTGCGACCCGTGTGCAGGAGGCGGAATGCGTTCCCATACCTTCACGGCGCCACCTTTCACGCTGCGCACCGACACGAACTTCGTGATGTCTCTGCACCCGCGCACTGTGGTCATGATCGGCACGTTCTTCGTTAGCAGCGCCTCAACAGCTTCGACGCAGATCGTATTTGTTGGATTCTTGTGCAAGCGCTCGGCCATGTTCTTCTTGCTGGCCCACGGGTTGGCATAGGCACCCTTACACTTCGTAGAACCGTCTTCCTTGACCGCGATGTAGTTATTGACATCGCGGGAATAGAGTGACTTGTAAATGGTGCCCTCGGTCTGGAAGCCTGTGTCTTGTTCCCATTGCGCAATGATCTGGTTCATGACATATTGCCCCTTGAGCGGGCACTTGATTACGATGCCGTCAGTGTTAGCGCTGACCACATGAATTCCAGCCGTCTCCAGGCGCTCTATCAACATCAACAGACTCAGCTGGCCGGTCACCGTCACTTGAATTAGCAGGTCAGGCGAATAGAGAATTGAATACTTACTGCCCAGCTTACCAAACGACCCGTTGATCGTGATTTTGAGCGAGTCGGCGGTCACCTTGTCACCCCGTTCCTTAGCTGCGAGCCGCCGATCAACAATGTTCTTATACACATGAAGGAACGTCGGGCCCAGATGATGCGGGTACAGGCCCAGATTTAGGATGATGAATGGATAATATGATGTCACGTCCTTGTCTATCAGGATATAGTCTTCGTTGCTGTGGTGCGCTGCTGTGCTTTCGCTACTATGCAGACCTCCGATACCCATGCGGTACACACTACCGTTGATATCAAGTTGGAGCGCCTTAATCTCTTCTGGCATGCCGATGGAACCAGTCTCATCGACAAGGAAGTTCGCATTCGCAATGACACTTAGCGCCCAGTTCATCAGCTGCGACTGGTAGCGAATGAAATGGGGGACACTGTAGCGGTACGCTGTGCCCACCTCGATGACGGGCCTCCCGGGTCTGCGTCCCATGAGACGAGTCATCTCTTCCGCGATCACAGCTTCAGCAATCTGTGCGTCGGACTTACTGCGAAGGTCAATGCCAGACTCATTCGATAGCGTAGTGCGCAGATCTAGGTGATCTCGCAAGCACTCGTGAAGGAACGCGGTGCTCGTCAAGTCGCTGTTGATGTTGTACCAGCGCACGCAGGCAATCTGTTCAGGGCTGAGCACGGTGTCAGGGTGGAACGGCAGATCCTGCATGCGGGGAACGTGCAAGCGACCGCCATAGATCTTCAGGCTGGCGATGAGCGGAGCTACCTCGATCAGGTCAATGTGGTCAATCTTAACGCCCTTCACCCTGTACTGCTTCATCACGTCGGAACCGCGCCACCCTTCAAGAATGATCTGGTTCGTCGCGTGCTTCAGCAATGCGGTCGGCTTGCCCGCAAGTGCAAGGAATGTGATCGGTAAGTCGTAAGACAGAGAGTTGAACCCGACAGTCGTGGTGTTCTCCAATACCCAGCGCAGTTTCCCGACGTCAAGCGGATGCCCATCGTACATCTCAAAAAACACCGCTTTGCCGGTGGCGAGCGATCGAAACGAGGCGATGAAATAGTTCTCATAACACTCGATGTCGAACAGCAGCCTGTCGCGGGTCATTGCGGCGTGCAACACCTCCGCGTCGTTCATCACCAGTATGGGAAAGCGTAGCGCTTCTTCGAGCCCGGGCAGGTAGTCTGGGCGTAACCACACAGGGTCGGGCGGTGTGCGTTTGGCCTTCTCGGCCTTCTCCTTGGGAGGTGGAGGTCGATCCTCCCAGAACAGTCCTAGAGCGTCAGCTCGCATCTTCTTATCCTCATCTAAGGCCATTAAGCGGGCCGTGGCGCTGGGTTACATGTTACAGGCGCATGCCTACGATTGCACCCCTGAGCCTATCGCCATAGAACAGACAGGGGTTCGGG